AAATGCTGCTACTAAGCTAATTGACAATGGATTTAAAGGTAAAATCACTATTATTGATATGGGTAAAGATCCATATTTAAGACCATATGAAGAGGTAATGACAGGTTTTCTAGGAGCAGGAGGTTGGTCTGATGGTAAATTAACTTATCATACTTCAATTGGTGGTCAATTATCTAAATATTGTGGAGAAGAAAAAGCAATGGAATTATTTGATCAGGTAATTAATAATTTTAAACGTTTCCACCCTAAACCAGAAGAAGTACAATGTTCAAACCCTATAGCAGAACCAGATTTTATCAAACCATATTTTGGTTTACGTTTATTCCCAGTATGGCATGTTGGTACTGATTATTTACATGAAATAGGTAAAAATTGGTATGACTTTTTAGTTGATGGTGGTGTTGAGTTTATTTGGGAAACTAAAGTAACAGCTATAGATTTTGATAATAATTCAGTATTTTACGTTAATGGTCAAAACCCAAGATTATTAAAATATGATAAACTTATCTTTGGTGTAGGGAAATCAGGTATTGATTTTGGTAAATTATTAGCAGAACAGTATGAATTACCTACTGAACCAAAACCAGTACAAATTGGTGTTCGATTTGAGGCACCCCAAAAACATTTCCAAAAATTAATTGATATATCTTATGATTTTAAATTGTATAGAAAATACGAGGACAAAGGAGTATCACTTCGTTCCTTTTGTACTAATAATAATGCAGCTTATGTAGCTGTAGAAGAAACATATGGTGATCATTCATATAATGGACATGCTAAAAAAGATAAATCATTTAGAAATGATATGACTAATTTTGGTATACTAATGGAAGTACAAGGCATATCAAAACCATTTGAATGGGCTAGAAATGTAGTTAAAAAACTACAAATAGATGGTACTGGATTATATTATAGTCCAACACGTAAACCATCAACAACATCAGAAGGTGAAAATGTATCAGCTATCCAAGTAGATAGATTACATGAAATTTCTAAAGCAATGCAACCCTATTTTCCTTATGTATATGATTTTATTAATGACATGAAAAAAGTATTTCCAACATTAAAAGATGATTGGGGTATTTATGTGCCTGAAGTAAAATATCTATCACCTGAGCCACTTGTTAATTATACTAATTTAGCACTCACCAAGTATCCTAACGTACACTTCGTAGGCGATGCTTTATCCGCTAGAGGTATAACAGTAAGTGGTGCACAAGGTACTTATGTTGCTGAAAATATATTAGGAGAAGCAAAATAAATTACGTATATTAAGGTATAAAATAAATAATATGAAAATAGAATCAGGACAACCTTTCCCCCAATCTAAAAGATTAAAAAAAGCAGATGGTACTATAGCTTATGTATGGGATGGTAAGTTACATAATTGGGAAGGACCAGCATTAATTCCAGAAGGCAATAAGAAAAAAAGTGAATATTATCTTTATGGTATGCTAAAAACATTTGATGATTGGAAAGAAATTAGACGTCAAAGAGAAGGTTTACCTTATTATAAAAATCAATCAATGAAAAATCAATTAGATCAACATAGAAATTAATTATGAAAATAGGTTTATGTGGCACAATGTCAGTAGGTAAAACTACATTAGTTAATGCTTTAAAGGAGCTAGAACAATTTAAAAATTATAAATTTGCTACTGAACGTAGTAAATATTTAAATGATTTAGGTATACCATTAAACACTGATTCAACATTAAAGGGTCAAACTGTATTTTTAGCTGAACGTTGTGCAGAATTAATGCATAAGGATCTAATAACTGATAGAACTATATTTGATGTAATAGCATTTACAAAATCAGCTAAATCAATAGATTTAATAGAAAGTGGAAGATTTGAAGAATATGCTTCTGATTTTATTAGAGAATATGATTATATATTTTATATTTCACCTGAAGGTATTCCTATGGAAAATAATGGAGTAAGAGAAACAGATGAACATTATAGAGATTTAATTGATTTTTCTATTTTACATTTAATTAAAAGATATGGTTACAAAACAAACAACCTATCCGAAATTAAGGGTACTACAGATGAGCGGATTAAACAAATATTAAATGTTATTAATTTTTAATATATTTATAACAAAATCGAAAAATGAAAAAGTCTGAATTAAGAGCTTTTATTAAAGAGCAAATAAAATCTTCCCTTGTTTCTGAAGCAACTGAAAATGATGTAAAAGTTCAACAAGATTTAAATATAGAATTAGAAAAAACAGCGGATTTAATGTCTAAAATGGATATGAATGAAGAAGATGAACTTGAACCATCAAAATCAGAACTTAACAAATCTAAAGGTTTAGCTAAAGCAAAAGAAGAACTTGCTCAATTAACTAAACAAATGAAATCTTTAGCTCGTAAATATAAAGAAGCTGAAGGTGAAGAAAAAGCAAAAATAGTAGCTGACCTTAAGGAAAAAACAAAACTTAAGAAGGAATTAGATGCTATTATAGACAAATAAAAAAATATTATGCTTAAATGGATAAAAAAAAATTATCATTTATTTGTTATATTAGGAGCGGGTATTATAGTTTTTAATTTTTTTTCAAAAAAAGAAGAGTATGTTGAAGACTATAGTCTAAAGATACAAGCATTAGAAGCAAAAGTAGATTCACTTCATACTGAAAATTCTGAATTAGTTAAAGAATCTAAAGTGTTAGAAAACCAATTATCTAAGTATGATAAAAGAATTAAAAACCTTAATCTTAAAATTAATGTTATTAAAAATGAAACTCAACAAAAAATTGATGCTGTTGATAGTTTTGGTGATGATGAGCTTGAACGCTTTTTCACAGAACGATACCTTAAAGTTAAAGGACAACAAAAAGATACAATTAACTAAACCCGTAGCTAAATTAGTAATAAAAGATTTGCTAAAAGGTGATGGTTTAAGTAATGAAATAAAAACAATACAGATACTTTTGACAGAAACTAATAATAAGTTTCTTTCCCAAAGTGATTTAGTTTTTAATTTAAAAAATCAAATTATTAATTTTGAAAGAATAGTAAATAATAAAGATAATCAAGTAGGTTTATCTAAAGAATTAAGTGAAAAGTTACAGGCAGATTTAAAAAAACAAAAACTTAAAACTAAACTATATGGAGGAGCAGGAATATTAGCTGTGGTAGGAGTGTTAGTTTTAATAAAATAAAATGTCAGATTTAAAAAAAGTAATACGTCAAGAATATATTAGATGCGCTAAGGACCCAGTCCATTTTATGCGTAAATATTGTTATATACAACATCCACAAAGAGGGCGCATACAATTTAATCTATACCCATTTCAAGAAAAGGTATTAACTTTAATGAGAGATAACCCCTATTCTATTATTCTAAAGTCTAGACAATTAGGTATATCAACTTTATCTGCGGGTTATTCTTTGTGGTTAATGTTATTCCATAAAGATAAAAATATACTTTGTATTGCAACTAAACAGGAAACAGCAAAAAACATGGTTACTAAGGTAAAATTCATGTATGAAAATTTACCTTCATGGCTTAAAATAGATGCTTCTGAAAATAATAAATTAAATCTTAGATTTAAAAATGGGTCCCAAATCAAAGCAACCTCAGCAAGTTCGGATGCAGGTAGATCAGAAGCAGTATCTTTACTATTAATTGATGAGGCAGCCTTTATTGATAATATTGGAGAAATTTGGGCTTCAGCACAACAAACATTAGCAACGGGTGGTGGTTGTATAGCATTAAGTACCCCTTATGGTACTGGTAATTGGTTTCATCAAACATGGACAAGGGCGGAGGCATCAGAAAATGAATTTTTACCTATAAAATTACCTTGGTATGTACACCCTGAAAGAGATGAAATTTGGAGAAAAAGACAAGATGAATTATTAGGTGATCCTAGAATGGCCGCTCAAGAATGTGATTGTGATTTTTCTACTTCCGGTGATATTGTATTTTATCCTGAATATATAGAATATTATGAAAAATCTTATATTAAAGAACCATTGGAAAGAAGAGGAGCAGATCAAAATTTATGGGTTTGGGAATCTGCAGATTATTCAAGGTCTTATATGGTTGTAGCGGATGTTGCTAGAGGAGATGGAAAAGATTATTCTGCATTTCATGTAATTGATATTGAAAATAATGTACAAGTAGCTGAATATAAAGGACAAATTGGGACAAAAGAATATGGACATTTATTAGTAGGTATAGCTACTGAATATAATGAAGCTTTACTTGTAATTGAGAATGCTAATATTGGGTGGGCAACTATCCAAGCAGCCATAGATAGAAATTATAATAATCTATATTATTCACCTAAAAATGATTCTAATGTAGATTCATATTTTGATAAGTACATGGATACTTCTAAAATGACAGCTGGGTTTACAATGTCATCTAGAACTAGACCCATGGTAGTGGGTAAATTTCAAGAATATATTTCTGATAAAGGAGTAACATTTCAGTCTAAAAGATTAATAGAGGAAATGAAAACTTTTATTTGGAGAAATGGTAGACCCGAAGCACAATCAGGATACAATGATGATTTAGTTATGGCGTTTGGAATTGCTATGTATATTAGAGATACTGCTTTAAAATATAAACAACGAGGAATTGATTTAACTAGACAGACCCTAAATAATATAACAGTAAATAGAACAACACATCAAGGGGCTTATTTTTCAAAAGGAGCTGATAACCCTTATCATGTAAAAACAGAACATGGTAAAGAAGATATTAGTTGGCTTCTTAAATAATATTTATAACAATAATTATATACCTAAATGGCGAATAAAAGCATTTTTTCAAGACTACAAAGATTATTTTCAACTGATGTTATCAT